CGTAAGTGGGTCATGCGCGCACTGCTTCCCCTCGGCCGACGTGAAGCTAAAATCCGCTGGCACGGAACCATCCTGCACGAAGATTCGATGCTCCAGCGTCTCATGAATGACCCCACCTGCAAGAGCGCCCTCTACCGAGCTCATAGGGCCTTTGACGATTTCCGCGATATCCTGTGGCCGGAGATGTGGAACGAAGCCAGACTCCGCCAGATGCGTCAGCGTTACATTGAGCAGGGGGACTCGCCGGGCTACTCTCAGGAACTGCTCAATGACCCATTCGCTCAGGACTATGCTTACCTGCGCAAGGTTGATTTCCTCCCAATGTCAGACTCTGACCGCAAGACGGATAAGCGAGTCTGCGTAGGTGTCGACTTCGCCGTCTCTACGAACTCCCAGGCCAACCGAACCAGCTTCACCATTGGCGGCCAAGACGCTCTTAACTTCATCCACATCATAGACCAACGAGCCGACCGCTGGGACCCGCTTGAGTGGATTGATGAGATGTTCCTGATCCAGCGTACCCACGACCCAGAAGCCTTCTTCGTTGAGGACGGAGTTATCTGGAAGTCTGTGCAGGGCACAATCTATCGTGAGATGACTTCCCGAGGAATCTGGATGAACTTGGTCCCCCTATCCTCCACCAAGGACAAAGCCGCTCGTGGCCGTCCCCTGCAAAAGCGGCATCGTGCTGGCAGCATGAGGTTCGACAAAGAAGCTGACTGGTACGACGTGTATGAAGCCGAGTTACTCCGCTTCACCGGAACAGGCGATGCCCGCGAGGACGATCGTTTCGACTCCACCTCCATCCTGGTCCGGGGGATTGAGTCGCTCAGCGAGCTCGACAAAGAGGACTTCTACGAGGACGAGGAACTTGATCTACTCTACGGCGGCCCTGAGAAGTCGGTCGGGCGCTCCACAGTGACTGGCTACTAACATGGTCATGAACTTCCGCATGTTGTCTGACCGCGATCTAATTGCCCAGGTCTATTGCTGCACCACCAGCACCGAGCTGGAACTGGACCTGATCCGCCGCCTGGAAGCTGCCCTCGACCGTTCCCAGAATCAGGACGAAGAACTCAAGCATTACCACAACAAGATCTCCGAAGCACTGACCAAAACAACCCAGGTATTGTCATCATGCTAAAGCTCGAAACAAAACTCGATCTCCGCGATATTGTCCGCGACGATAATCTGGCGGATAGTCTCTCGGAGAACGACTGCCACACCATCGCCAGTCACGTCTATGACACCTGGCTGATCGACCAGCAAAGCCGCTCGGCCTGGGAAGCGAGCATGTCCTCCGCGCTCAAGCTGGCCACCCAGGTCTCCGAGGCAAAGAATTTTCCGTGGCCGAATTGCTCCAACGTGAAGTTCCCACTTATCACGATTGCCGCTCTGCAGTTCCATGCCCGCGCTTACTCAGCCCTGCTTCCCGGCCCAGATATTGTGAAGTGCCGCAACTACGGCTCCGACCCCGATGGTGTTGAGGCTGCACGCGCTCAGCGCATCAGCGAGCACATGAGCTACCAAGTCACGGAGGAGGACGAGGCCTGGGAAGAGGTTCATGACCGTATCCTGATCACTGTGCCAATCGTCGGCTGCGCCTTCAAGAAGGTCTATTTCAGTCCCGAGCTTGGCCACAATGTCAGCGAGTTTGTGCCGGCCAAAGACCTGTATGTGCCCTACTTCGCTGCCACGCTGGAGACCGCCTCCCGCCTGACTCAGGTGATCGAGTGCCTCCCCAACGCAATGGTCAGCTACGTTCGCAAGGGCCTGTATCTCCCCGACGTGCTTGACACCGACCCGCAAGACTCTGGCGACGGTAGCGAACTGCGTCAGACCCAAGACCGCATCCAAGGGCTGACCGAAGGTCCCCAAGACTGCGATCGTCCCTACGAGTTGCTGGAACGTCACGGCTGGCTCGATCTCGACGGAGACGGATATCAAGAACCCTACGTCATCACCATTCGCAAAGACACCAAGCAACTCTGCCGCATCGTTGCTCGCTTCTACAGTCGCGACATTCTCCGCAACCGCAAAGGGGAAGTTACCTGCATCAGTCCGAGCCACCATTACGAGAAGTATTCCTTCATCCCCTCCCCGGATGGAGGCATCTACGACCTCGGCTGGGGCATCCTGCTCGGTCCGCTCAACGAGTCGATCAACACCGCAATCAACCAGCTCATCGACGCTGGCACTCTGGCCACAACCGGTGGAGGTTTCCTCGGACGTGGTGCCCGTATCCGCTCAGGCAACGTGGCTCTCAAGCCGTTCGAGTGGGTTCGTGTCGACTCAACCGGGGACGACCTCCGCAAGAGCATTGTCCCTGCCAGTTTCAAAGAACCCTCGATGGTGCTGTACCAGCTGCTCCAACTCCTCATCAACTACGGGGAGCGTGTCGCTGGCGTAACCGATGCACAGGTCGGCATCACCCCTGGCCAGAACACCCCCGCCGAGACAACCCGCACTGCGGTGGCGGAGGGTCAGAAAGTGTTCCTCGGAATCCTGAAGCGCCTCTACCGCTCCATGAAGAAAGAGTTCCAGAAGCGTTACCTGCTCAACCGCCGCTTCCTCGACTCCGAGGTCCAGTACTGCAGCCCCATGTCCGGGGAAGCTCGTCGGATTCTGGCACTCGACTACGCCCCGAGCGAGAAGCTCATCTGCCCAGCCGCTGACCCGAACATGCTCACCGACTCCCAGCGCCTCCAACAGGTCCAGCTCCTGAAGCAATCAGCAGCCACCACCCAGGGCTACGACTTGGCCGCGGTCGAGCGTCGCTTCTTGGAGGCAATCCGGGTGTCCGACATTCCGACGGTCTTTCCTGGACCGGACAAAATCCCGGCGCAGCCTCACTACCGCATCCAGCTCGAACAGATGCGCAGCGAGACTCGTCTCCAGGAAGCTAAGATGCAGACCCAGATCGAGGCCCTCAAGCTTCTCGGGGAAGCCGACCTCAACCAAGCGAAGATCGCCAAACTGCGGGCAGACGCCACCGCCATCCTGCAAAACGCGAAGAACTCTTCAACCAACCAACAACTTGCGGTCATCAATACGCAAATTGGGGCTGCCAAGGCCCACCAGGACAGCCTCCTCCGGGCGGCTGAAATTCTCCAACGTAGTATCCAACTAGGCAAGGGATCAAATGAGTCAAGTTCCGAAAATAACGGAAGCGGAGTGGGAGGAGTGGAAGCTCCATCCAGTAACGAAGCGATTTCAGCAGTTCTTGAAGGGACAGTTGGAGGAGCTCCAGCAGCAATGGGTGGAGGGTAATTTCACCTCCGACACAAGCGACGCAACAGCGCAGATCAACGCGCGCAGCATAGGGAAAGCTCAGAATCTTGTCGATATCATCGAGCTTTCGAGTGAAATCTTAAACGAGGAAAACGCATGAAAGTGGGAATCAACCCGACAGGGCACATCGTTCTGGTGCTGCCCGAGGAAGTCGAAGTAAAGTCGAAAGCTGGAATCATCCTGACCACGGCATCGCAGACTCAACGCGAGTTAATGGCTCAGACCGAAGCCACGGTCATCGCGCTGGGAAACACCGCCTACTTGGATCAGGACTTCCCCTGGTGCAAGGCAGGCGATCGGGTACTCTTCTCCAAGTACGCCGGAACGATGTGCCAGGGCCAAGACGGAAAGACCTACCGCCTGATCAACGACCTGGACGTGAAGGCCATCCTGGATCCGATTGAAGGAGACTCCAATGCTTGAAGCCACGGTTCAGACAGAGACTCCTGCCGCCAGTTCCCCGGTGGAGGCTGAAGCTCGCATGTTCGGGTGGAAGCCTCTGGAAGAGTTCAATGGATCTCCGGAACGCTGGAGAGACGCGGAAGCCTTCCTCGAGAAGGGGCGGCAGATCAACGGCTTTCTCCGGAAAGACTTCGACAAACTGCGGGGCGAACTCACTGCCCGCGACACCAGGATCGCTGCACTCGAGGAAAGCATCCAGGAGTTCGCGAACTATCACAAGGAAACGGAGGCTCGCGCCTACCAGCGTGCAGTCGTCCAGCTCAAGAACGAGCGCAAAGAAGCGCTGCGGATGAACGATGGTGAGCGGGTCGTGGCCATCGAAGAGCAGATGGATGAGCTGCAAGAAGCCTCTCAGAAAAGTAAGCTTGCGCCGCGAGCCGTTGCGCCGCGAGCCGCCGATGAGCCAGACCCTGCATTCGTGGCCTGGGTCGACAGCAATCCCTGGTACAAGGAAAACCGGGTGCTGCGCTCCCTCACCCACGACTACGCTGAGGAACTCAAGCGCGCTGAACCGTCACTGGTCGGCCCGGCTTTCCTCAACAAGGTGAAGGCCCTGGTGCAGGAAAACCACCCGGAACTGTTCCACAACCCCGAGCGTGCTCGGCCTGGAGCGGTGGCTGGGGGAGCCGAGACTCGTGGGTCCCGCTCCACCGGAAAGACCTACCACGACCTGCCGGCTGAAGCCAAAGCAGCCTGCGACAAGTTTGTAGCGAAGGGCTTCCTCAAGCGGGAAGATTACGTCAGAGATTACTATCAGGATAGCGCCGAATGAGCACTCCAGTCATCACCCAAACGCCTGCCACTGAGCAGGTTCGCACCCAAGCCGACCGGCCTCAGCGCCCCACGCGTATCCCCTTTGGGGCTCCGCAGACGAAGCTGGCCGTCCGCATGGAGTTGCCGGGATACTTCCTCTACTGGACCAACGACCAGGACGGGAAACTGGAGGCCGCTCAAGCCGGCGGTTACGAGTTCGTTACTCCTAAGGAAATCGGAGAAGCTCGCGACGGAACTCAAGTCAAGCGTCTCGTCGGTTCATCCAAAGACGGATCTCCCCTCTACGCCTACCTGATGAAGATCAAGCAGGAATGGCATCAAGAGGATCTGGATCAACTCTCGGCTGTCGACGACAAGTTCGAGTCGGCCATCCGCGAAGGTTCCCTGCTGCAGAAGCCGGGCGAACAGCGGTACAATGCCGGCATCAGTCTCAAGACCAACAAATCTTAACGTAGGAGCTTTATAATGGCAAATGCTGCCGCCCCCTTCGGGCTTCGCCCGTCCCACACCGTCTCCGGGAGTGCCTACAACGGGCAGACCCGACTCTACTACATCCCGAGCACCGACACGATTGCCTACAGCGTCGGCGATGTTGTCGTCGAAGTTGCTGGCGGCGATCTCGTCACCGGCGCCTCGGCCGTCATCCTCTACGGTACGCGTGGATCGACCTCGACTTCCGGTAACACCCGTGGAGTCATCGTTGGCTTCGGCGTCGCCGCTGGTAACGGTGAAGTCGTTCCCCTGGGCGGCGATCCCGACAACCTCGGAGCGATGATCATCCCGGCCACCAAGACGAAGAACTATTACGCCTACGTCTGCGACGATCCGCACATGATCTACGAGGCCCAGACTGACACCATCGCAGCGACCGCGTTCAACAAGAACACCGGTCTGGCGGTTGGCGTTGCTCCGACCCTGACCTCGCCGAACTGCAAGACCGTCATCAACGGAGCCTCGGCCACGACCACCTCCACCCTGCCGATTAAGATCATCGGCGCTCCGCAGCGTGCCGACAACGACCTGACCTCGCCGGGCACCAACGCCTACATCTGGGTGATGCTCAATACCAACTCAGTTGGCGGTACGAGCGCCGGCGTTTAACCTTTCACCCTTTAAAGGAGCATCAAAATGGCTGGAGTTATCAGCACCTCGAACCACCCCAAACTGCTTTGGCCCGGCGTCAAAGGTATCTGGGGGAGTGCCTACAACGAGCACTCGACCGAATACACGGATCTGTACGACACCGACACCAGCGACAAGGCCTACGAAGAGTTCGTCCAAGTCACCGGCTTCGGACTGGCCCCAGTTAAGGCCCAAGGGGCTGCGGCTGTCTATGACACCGAGACCCAAGGTCCCATCTCCCGCTTCGTGCACGCAGCCTACGCCCTCGGCTACATCGTCACGCACGAAGAGCTGGCGGACAACCTCTACATGGAGGTCTCCGGCAGCCGTGCGCCGAACAACGCTCGTGCCTTCCGTCAGACGAAAGAGCGGGTGGCCGCGGCTGTGTACAATCGGGCAACCAACGCCAGCTACACCTACGCCGACGGAAAGACCCTGCTGGCAACCGATCACCCCAACACCTCCGGCGGTACCTTCAGCAACAAGCTCGCCGTTGCCGCCGATCTGAGCGAGGCCTCCATCGAGGATCTGTGCATCCAGATCATGCAGGCTACGGATGATCGCGGCAACCTGATCAACCTGATGCCCAAGAGCCTGCACGTTGCTCCGGCAAACTGGTTCGAAGCCACCCGCATCCTCAACACCACCCTCCAGGTCGGCACCGCCAACAACGATATCAGCGCCATCCGGCACCTCGGCATCTTCCCAGACGGCGTGAAGCTGAACCATTACTTCACCTCCCCGAAGGCCTGGTTCGTTCGCACCAACATCAGCAAGGGCAAGGGCCTGATCTTCCTGCAACGGGAAGCCATGTCCTTCGAGCGCGACAACGACTTCAACACGAAGAACGCCCTGGCCCTCGGCTACGAGCGCTATTCCTGCGGCATCGTCGATCCTCGCGCGATCTACGGCACCGAGGGACCGTAACATGGCAGCTCGTAAGAAACCTGCCAAGAAGTCCCCGGCACCGATGCGAGCACCCGCTCGCAAGTGCTAAACAAAAATCTCCGGACTGTGGCCTGTCCTCAAGCAGGCCCTTCCGGGGTCCACAGCTAGGAGATTTTAATGCCCTCAATCGTTTCTCAAGGTCGCGTCTCTACCTTTCCCGGCGGATTTCCCGCTGGTCTGTCCGTCCTCGGTATGCCGCTGGTTTTCCCGCAGGCACGCGGAGAGGTCTACTACGTCAGCAACAACGGAGCGTCGCTCGCAGCCGGTCAAAGTACCGGCAGTGACGGCAACAAAGGCACCTTTAACAAGCCGTTTGCCACACTGCAGAAGGCGCTCGATGTTTGCGTCGCCAGTCGCGGTGACATCATCATCGTCGGCCAGGGTCACGCGGAGAACATCGCTTCGGCAACCGCCCTCGCAATCAGCAAGGCTGGTGTTACGATCCTCGGTCTCGGCACAGGCGACAACCGCCCGACCTTCACCCTGACCACCGCCAACACCGCCAAGATTGTCGTCAGTGCCAGCAACGTGTCGATCTGCAACTGCGTGTTCGTCGCCAACTTCCTGAACATCGCAGTCCTCTTCGACCTGACCACGGCCACTGGCTTCAACTTCGATTCCTGCGAAGTCCGCGACACCAGCGCCACCCTCAACTTCCTCAACATCTTTCAGTTGTCGGCAACCACCGCAGCGAACGACGGTCTGCGCATCACGCAGAACCGTTTCTTCCTGCTCGCGGCTTCCGGTGTCTGCAACATGGTCAACTTCCGGGGCACTATCAACCGCGTTGTGATCCGCGACAACTACTACTCGGCTCGCACGACCAACGCAGGTGCGGTGCTCATCTTCGCCACCACGAAGTTTGCCACCAACTTCCTGCTGCTCAACAACATCTTCAATTTGGTCAATGCGGCTGGCACTGCCACAGGTTTCCTGATCACGTCCGACACCTCGACTCACGTCGGCTACATCGACGGCAACAAGGACTTCTGTTTGGCCAACACCACCTACGCCAGTTCCCTGTTGGTGACAGCCGGCTCCGGTCTGCGTTTCGGACAAAACTGGCACAGTCGTACAGCTGACAAGTCTCCCGGCAC